CCCGACGTGTTTTCTTACCATTCGTCTTCTACCTCTCTTTCCCTCGTATACGTTATCTTAAGTGTTACCTGGTACAGCACTGTGTTATTTTCTTTCGCTTCAAACATATACGGCGTGCCAGCTAGTTCGATGTCTTCACAAGTACGGTGGTTATCCAGCTTCGGCAGTTCCTTCGTGTACTGGCAATCGTCCACCCAGTACGCAAAATTTTCCAACCACTCGTCATTGTCCTCCCTGTCACGGTTTTCCTGCCCCTCTCTCACCACGAACAGCTGATACCACTCTGTGATCTGATAAGATGATTCCAGAAAATCGGTTCGCTCTCTGGTCGGAGACTTAAATATACCAAGACTATCCGTACCCTCGCCAACCTGATCCGTGTCAACTCTGACAACGCACATATCGTAGCCCTTAAGCCACTCCGTAATTGCTTTACTTACTGTCATACTATTTCGCTCCTGTCATGCGCTTTACACCACGCAGAATAGCATCTTTCCCGCCGTCCTGCTTCATGCGTTCAAACCAGAGCCTTCCTCTTTGGTCTGCTCCCTGAAACTGGGCGTTGATATAATACCAATGCCTTGCATATGGTGTATCATAAATTACCTCGCCGCTCCCGATCTTTGTGTTGCGTATACCGCTTCGGATCAATTCCCCAGTATCCATCGGAACATACGGTTGACATTTTTTCAACACCTCTGCATCTATATACTGTTGAACCCTTCCGCTGTGTTCAAGCCCTCTTTTTTCAATGATTTCCGCTTTGTCCATATGCATCGATTTCAGCGTAAAGGTAAATGGCTCTCCCATTACTTACACACCACCTTTATATGTTTCAGACGGGGCTTGTTCCGGTTGTCGGACACCTCTGCAACTGTCACACAGTCATAATCTGCTCGGAGATGCTTGATCCGGTACTCATCCGTGATCTCGGCAGCAACCTCGCCCCGCACAATTACGTCCAGATTTCCGGCATCATCCAGCGTCCAGTAACCCTCTGTATCAGGCAGTTTTCGGAATTCATGCTTCGGAAGGTATTTTCTCTCGCACACCGCCGATTCCGGGATCGTGATATTCACCGTCGCCGCGAGATTCACTTTTCCATCCGCAGTCACGGTTTTTACCGACTTTCCGGTTACCATCACACCTTTAACCACTGTTCGCTGCATACCGGTCATCCGGTCAGATGGTTGTAAACCGTGATAGTGTCAGTAAAAATTCCCATCATAAGCACCCCATCAGCCCGGTACCGGAAAGCCACTGGAAACATACGCTGCGGAGTTCCGCGTCTGCCTGCTCCTTTGTCACGTTCGAGTAACTTTCGGAATACCCATCATTGCTTACAGACGCCACGCCAGATCCGGCGCCCACGCTGTTCTGATCCGCCATAGCATTGATTAAGTTCGCAACCGCCGCTTTCACCTGCTCAAGCTTGTAGCCCGTGGCTGTCTGTGCGCGGAAATGTGTTAAAACCATCCACCTTTGCTTCTGCTCCGGCGAGTGCCGCATCGAATTCTTCCTCTGTCAGCTTCGGAAAATGGGAGCTGTAATACTCCCAATCAATATAATGATCCAATTACAACTCCCACCTTTCCTATTTCTCTGCCTTTAAGGCTTCGTTCTCCTCCTTAAGCTGCTCATTCTCTGCCTTTAAGGCTTCGTTCTCCGCCTTAAGCTCTTTCAGTTCCTTTTTCAGCTTTGTGTCTGCCTTTTTATCAGCAGGCGTCTCCGCTCCTACTCCTACCAATCTCATGCGCTCACCTCCTACGCCTTGCTGTTGAGGTAGATACCGGCGCGCTTGTTTGCATAGGCTTCTACCAGACCATACTTGCGGTACTTGATAATGTCCGCATCTGCATCCGGGTTCGCTTCCGCCGGAATAATATTGCTTGCAATATGCTTATCAAACTTGATGACTGCAGGCTTATGGATAATCATGAAGTTGATATCTGCCGCAGATGTCGCCTTTTTGTAGTGTCCCAGTTCCTCGCCTGAGCTCTTACCGTCAAGCATTTCGACCGCAGTATAGAATCTCGCCTGCGGAACTGCTTTCTTCACCGCGAACTTTCCGAGAATTTCGCGTGACTTTGTGGTATCCAAAGCCATCACGCTGTTAAGCAGGGTTGCTGTTGCATATAAAATACGCTGTTCCTGCGGCACCTCATCCTCGTCCATTTTGCTCCACGCTGTCAGCAGTGCATCCAGAAACTGGGATGCATCTGCAATCGTACCAGTTGCCTTGGAAATACCGTCGAGCGCTGCCAGTGTTGCAAAAGCAAACGCATCCGCTTCCGGTGCTGCTTTTTCACGCATCAGTGTGGCTCCCGCCATACCAAATGCAAGGTTACGGGATTCCTCGTTGTCCATGACGTCTACAGAAATCCTTGTACCACGGTCATAATTGAATGTTGCTGTTTTCCACTTAAGATCTACCGCGCCAGTGGTGTATCCACTATTTCGGTCGTAATCGCCAAGTCCGCTTACACTGATCTGCGGATAAACGATCTCGTTTGCGTTCGCGCCAGCCTTCGACATTGTCGGATCAGACGTCAGATCCGATGTTACCGATGCCAGGCGGTACACCTCATCGAGGTTGTTAATGTAATTTTTTGCTAAAGCAATTGTGTTCGGCATTGTCTTTCCTCCTTATTTCTGCTCTGTGTTCGGCGTTGGCGGAAGTCCCATAACCGCACGCATTCTTGCGTCCGCGGCATCTACCCCGCCACCAGATACGGCTCCGATAATGTTCCCCTGCTTCTGCACCTGCGGCTCTGCCTCACCAAAAAGCATCTTGCTGTCCGCGGCTTCTGACAATTCTTTCAGTGCCGCCGCGATGTCCTCTTTCTGATTTTTTGACTTTTTCAACGTGTCCACGTCCAGCAATGCCGTGATCGCTTTCACATTTCTGCCTTTCGCCGCCGCAATACCTTCCCTAAGAGAATCGAAAAAATCACGATCCGCCAGTTTTCCCTGGTAATCCGTCTCGATCTTTTTCTTTTCCTCCTCCAGATCTGTGATCTGCTGCTTCAATGCAGACACATCCGCATCTCCAAAGTTTTCCAATCTTTTTCTTCAGCTCTTCGGTAGCTGCATCACTCGCCTTGATTTTCTCATTGGCGGCAGTCAGCTTTTCAGTCTGGTTGTTGTAGTCAGTCACAGTCTTATAGTTTTCCAGAACGGCTTTTTCAAAGTCTTTCTGTTTGTCAGCCGGAACTTCCAAGCCATATTCCTTCATGATTTCAAAAATGTTCTTCATGCGTCCTCCTAAAATGATTTGTGAATCGCATTTTCTGCGATAAGGATTGTAAACGCAAAAAAGAGCCGGACAACGAATCTCTAANNTCTTAGAAACTCATTATTCGGCTCTTAGGCGCTATTGTTATTAAGCTTTCCCGCTTGCACCTCTTGCAATATACCGGGAAACGCTCTGCTTTTGTGTCATCCCTCACTCTGTAAGCTTTGGGATTCCCACATATCGGGCAACTCTGCCACGAATAGGTGTGCTTCACTTTCTCACCCCACCGTATAGTATAGCACACACACATGTTCGTTGCAATGATTAGTTTTGGCGGATTCCCTCAAAAGCACGTTTTGTATGTTCTGTTGTATGCACCGCATACCCTCTCGGTGTTTTTTCAACAACAAGCGTTGGCTTGGGCTGTGTATCCAGATCCGCCCTCAAACCACTCACTCTGTGCTGCGATGGTTGTGCAAATATTACCTTTCCGTTGATTACATATACATGCTGTCTTTCAAGCGATCCGATATCCAGACCATGCTGAATGCAATATTCTCTCGCTATCTTTTTTGCATTATCAATATCAAGCTTATTGTGTTTTGGGCGCATCAGTACACCTCCTTTTCTAGTACATACCATTTACCTGTTGAATTTGTAAATTGCTGTGCAATCTTGTGAAAAAATGCTTAAAATCTCCTTATCTCCGCTTGATGGCATAAGGCAGAAATCATCTATTCCCGGATGCGTATGTCCACTCCAACGGTATCCTAGCAGTTTTAACTCTAGTGCATAAGATTTTGACACATTTACGCTTCTTTCATCTCCCCTAATTATAAGCCTTTCAGAACCTTTTGTAAACATCGCAAATTCAACACCCGTTTGTGCCGTAAGCTGCTGACAGATCAGATAATTTTACATTTTTCTTGCTCACAACACACCGGCTGTCATACCCTGATAGCTGTTCTAATAAATATGTTTGACGCTTGTTAAGTCCCGTCCAAAGTGTGTGATTGCATTTGCATTCCCTTTTCCATTGTTTTTCCGCTCGATATTTTCGATCATCTGTATTGCACCCTTTATTATATGTTCCATCTGAATGTATTATAACATTATTTGCTGTTTTCTTTCCACCATTATATTTTAAGTTACTGCTTCCTGCCTGCACTCTAAGCCGTTCATTCTTCGGTCTGATATCTACATCNGCNCTGAATCNCTTNTAGTCCGCNGTCTGCTTNCGAAGCNTGCTNTGNANCTCNTTNGTNTCTCCNCCAAGCGCTTTCTGNGCTTCNATCTCCCNCTTGGTTGCTCTGATCTGNCGNTCCATCTGCCGNTGCCGNTGNGTNGCNTGGTAATAGTCATACTCTCTACCATTTACCATAACCGGTTCTGGCTCCGGCTCCCATTGATTCGGTTCTGACACACCCTCGAAAAATACATAGAAGGTGTGGCGGCAATTATAACCGCACAATCCCAGAGGATCAGACGGATACCCAGTAGCATCCTCCAGATTGCGGATAGGATACCCAAGCCGCCTTGATTCCGCCCCGTGTGCGCCTCGATCAGTAGTGTACACTTTGCCCTGCCAGTAAGCATGATCGCTGTGACCGCAGGACCCGTCCGACCGCGTGCCCCAGTGCTGTGACACTTCCACAAGGCTTTCTCCCGTCGAGTCCATATTCAGCATGGTTACTTTCCCGGCAAGCTGACTGGATGCCGTGCGGATACAATTTCTAACCGCAGTATCAAGCTGCATGCTCCTGCCGCTCTTATAGTCGATCGTCCGAAGTCCGCTCTGTGCCAGTTCCCGCACACAGTCATCCACTACTCGCTGCCATGAATATGCACCGCTGGTCAACTTAATCAGTCCAAGGTCAAGCTGATACTGATATACATTTTCCAGTGCCGTAAATCCAACATTCTTAAATCCGAGAGACTTCGTGAGATTCTTGAGCTCGCCACTCGTCTGCACTGCCATTGTATCTACAAGCTGCCGAAACCCAGATGGCCGCGACAGGCTTTTTCCTGCCTGCTCCCACAGTGACAAGTCTGCATTGAAAGCCATATTTCCCGCTTCTGCCACAACACTATTCCCCTGCTCCTTAGCTTCCGCCACCACTCCGGAGATCTCGCCTGCCACATACTGTTTATACTCTTTGGTATGCTCTGCCACTGCCATCTGATACTCTTTGTCAGCACGCAGGACTTTCATGACCTCGCGTTGGATTCTCGCGGGAGAATATCCCTGTTCCATCAACGCCCTTGCCATCAGTTCCGCCGTCTCCGTATAGCGCCCGGTCTTTTTCACTCGGCGCGCAATATCTGCAATCACATCCTGCTCTAATTCCTGGTATAATGGCACAAGCTGATTTCCGAGTAATTCCAGCTGTTCGTCTGTCAATGCCACGCCCTAGTCCTCCGTTTCATTATCTGCGTCCGGATCAGCCTGCCCCTCCCGGTAATATTTGTTGCTTCCTTCTCTGACAGTTGGTAGCGATCCATCAAATACCAGATTGTCAGTGCCGGAATCTCCCGGAACGACAGCGCATCTGCACGCTTACTCTCAAGTTCGCTCTGGCGGTCAGTAACATAAGAATCATCAAAAATCCACTGTGATCTCCTCATCCAGATTCCAATTTGTTCCCTGGAACGTGTTGGAAAAACCACAGCACTGCCTTGCAAATATCCTTAATATAATTCTCCGCTTCGGTTCGCTGCTTATTCAGCTCCTGCATGGCATCCTGCCGCTCGCCGGCATACTCTGTTG